CCTAAATCTTGAAGCGAGCTTTTTGCATTTTCTGGTGATCCAGCTAAAGATTTAATTCCTTTTCTCATTTGCTGTGCTGGACTTGGTTCTGGTTTTAAAGCATAAGCTCCTAAACCACCTAAACCAACAGCTCCTGTTAAAGCTGGGTATTTTAAAGCTTTACCTGCAGCATAAAAAGGAGCAGCAGCTGCATAACCAAATCCTTTTCTAGCTGCACGATCTAAACCTCTTAAAATTCCATCATCAAACATACCAGGCTTTGCACCAAATCCTGCAGCTCCTGCAGCTCCTCCAGCTCCTCCAGTTCCTCCAGTTCCTCCAGTTCCTCCAGCTCCTCCAGCTCCTCCAGCTCCTCTAGGAGGTATTTTGCCTGCTTTAAATCCATCATCCATTGTTCCAGCAAAAGCTGCTTTTGCTTCTTGTTGACCTATTGTTTTGTTGCCTGCGCCCAAAGTAGACGAAACTGATGGAGTTTGTTTAAGAGTACTTACATTTCTTCCTAATGTTTCTTTATTAACAACAACAGGTAAATTTCTTTTGTTGTAAGCACCTATTCCACTTTTATTAGGTAATGCTGTTTTTATTTTATCAACAGCTTTACCACCAACAGTTTTTCCGTAGCCAGCTAAACCAGCACCACCTTTTAAAGCACCATCATAAACTGCCCTCATATTCTTAGGCAGTGCGTTTAAAATACCAGCCCCTATTTTATTGCCATAGGCAGTTACTGAGGCAAGAGCTTGTAGTTCTGGTCCAGTTATAGTTAATGCATCTATTTTAGCACCAGTTTTACTTACTATTTCACCAGTTTTGTTAACAAAAAGATTTCTTCCTTTACTTGCTGTACTTGCTACTTTGTTAAGTCCAGCTTGCAATAATGGTGTTCCTGCATTTTTTAGTGAACCAGCAGTTTCAGTAAGAAGTTTAGTTGTAGCATTTAATGTTGCTTGTCCTTTTGTTCCAAGCCTAAGTTTAGATGTAGCTATACCAAATTGTCTAAGAGCTTCTGCTTTGTTTGGATATTTTGCAGCTATTGTACCCCAAAGTTTTCCTAGTTGTTTTGCTGCACCAGCGCCACCTTCTGCAAGAGTAGGACCAATTGTTTTTCCAAATTCAGCACTTGAGTAACCAAATTGCCTCCAAGGATTTCTAAGATTAGCATTTTGATTTGCTCCTTGAACTTTTGCTCCTGAAGCTACTTTTCTGCCTCTGTCAGCAACAGCCTTAGCACCTTTCTTACCAAGACTAAATAAACCAGAACCACCAGCTTTAGCTAAATTACCTACTTTTGGAGCATATTGAGATCCTTTTTTTAATAAAGTTTTACCAGCACCTAATAATGCTCTTCCAGCTAGTCCTAATACCATTACGTTGTCACCACTGTTACTGTTCCTATGGAACTTGTTGAACTCACACCTGTCGGATAAACCACAGGTAAATATAAATTTCTCCAAGCATTTCCGTCATACGCTTGGTGTACGTCTACTGTTGTATTAAATATTAGGCCACCCGGACTAAATTTTCTACCATTTCTTTCAATAGTTGTGTAAGAAGGTACCACATTTAAATCCAATTGAAAAAGGTTTTGTTCTAATGTACGCACCATTCTGTTTAATTTGTCAGCATCTATGTCGCCTTCAGTAAAACGAGGTAGAGATGAGAAGGCCTGTCTAATGTCATACCGTGGCATTATTGCCTCCCATCTGGTTTAACATCTAGCCTTGTAGAGCCTAATCTCCAGCCAACTCCAAGACGATTAGCATTGTTATTACTTCCATCATTATAGCTAGAAATTTTTACAGAAAACTGTCTTCCTCTACCTCTAATGTTTTCTACTTGAGTTGTAGAGTTAACAGGAACTGTAGCGTCAGTAACTAAAGTACCGCCCGGTGCATCACGCATTTGTACAAGTAAATCAACAGTTTGCAAACCAGCTAAGTCTGTTCCTATAAATTTAAAGTCTGGTATAACTCTACTGACAAATGCAAATTGTTCGCCATCTCCAAGGTCAATATCACCTGATTGAATAGAGACTCCATCCATTGGAGATCCGTCATCATCATAACCTACTTCATGAGCGTAAATATATCCTGGAGAAGTACCACCAGCTGCTCTTGGTTTTTGGTAGATACCATAATCAATCCATGCTGTTCTTTCCATTTTTCCAATAGACCAAGTTCTTTGAACATAGTTATAAGTCACATAGCGATCAATTTCATTAGAACCAGCAGAAGGATAATACCAACCCACTTCGTCAAATGTTTGATTAGAAAAACCAAAAATCTTATATCTTTCATCGTAATTAATGTCACTAAAGACATACTCTTTAACAGTACAAGGAAGAGCGTTTACAGAACCTGTGTAAACATAAAAGTTTGACTTATCCATCCAAAATGTTGCATCAGCTCCATTGACTGCTGCATTTGGACCAAGTATCGAGGGACCCCTAGCGAGGAGAGAAGTGGTAAAGGGTAGGGGTCCCCCTACGAATCGCAATGAAAACAGTGCGATATCGGTCCATACTAGTATTTCCTGACGAGTCTGTAGCCCGCCAATAATTTCGGAACCTAGATTTAATTCAATTTGATCAGCTGTAGATGTTCCGTCTGTTCTTATCTGCCAGTCAACTGCACTGTTTTGATTAGAAATTGCTATTATCATTGGGTCTATTGTTCCTGTTCTGGATGCACCAGAAATAGGATCAACACCTAATGCTATAACGTGACCGTCTCTTTCAGAAACAATGACTTGATTTGCTTTTGTTGGAGCTAATATAGCTCCAGCATCAGCAGTTATATCTGTAGCACGAGAGCTAGTTCCAGCACTTTCGTCCCATTTATAAATACTACCACCTCTGTAGTTCATAATAAGGTCTTCACCATAATTATCTTGATTCCAAAGTCTAAAAGTTCCGGTTGCACCAAAACCCCAAGATCCAGCATTCCAACTACTAGAACCCCAACCACCTAAAAGATTTTGTAAATCTTCACCAACAGGTATTTCAAAAGCAAATGTTAAGGTACCGCCAGTATTGGACGTAGATCCACTGGCTTGAGTAGCAACAGTTATATCAAAATTATTAGTATCAATAACAGCAACAGGATGATTTGCATTTATTTCTGCTATTGGAATACCATTAACAGGAGCTGACAATCCAGAGATAGTTACAAAATCTCCTGTAGCACAACCATGACTAGTAACTGTAAATCTAACAGAAGTAGTACCATTAGTAGTCATTATATCTGTAGCTGATACTGTGGATCGTAATGGTGTTATGTCATAAAAAACACTTTGAGAAAGAACATAAAATTTACGATTAGTTCCTACACCTAAATATTGATTACCATTAAAGTCAGACCATTCAAACAATGTTCGGCAACTTCCTAAGAAAGAATTTTGAGAGTACTTTTCCCAACCACCTATTTTTTGAGCAAGACCTGATTGAAAACGAACAAGGTTGCCATCTGTCCAGCCACCCTCGTCTGTATAATCTGTTGTTTCTTTATTTATTCCTGGTCGGAAATTAAATTTCGCTAACGGCATCTTGTAATTCTTCCACTTTCTCTTGTAAATCATCGATTTTCCAAATTGCTTCTTTCAAAGCTTGAGTAAGTAAAGGAACCAGCTTAGATAAATCTAATTGCTGTAGGATTGGTGCGTCTGTTTTTGGATCAACAGCGTCCTTATCACCTGTGACTGCATTAGGAACTATAGCTTGAACTTCATGAGCTATAAAACCTTCATTAACTTCTTCACTTCCTATAAAAGAATAAAGAAGAGGTTCTAATTCTAGAACTCTTGCAACTGCATCATCTATTTCACCTAGTTTATCTTTTACTCGATAATCTGAGGTAGTATTAAAACTTGCAGCAGTTCCATTATTAGTTACAGAGCCTACAGTTGTAGCTCCGTTTAAAAATTGCATATGTGGTATACCAGTACCTTGATAACTTTGAAGGGTAGTATTTGTATCTAAATAAGAAGTAGCATTAGTTATTGCATTTGTAGTAGTTCTAGCTCCATAAAAAATATTACCAGAAGCGTCTATTCGTATTCTTTCAGCTGTACCGCCTGTTATAAATGCTAATTGATTTGAAGTAGCTTTAATATTATTTCCATCAATGTTTATAAGATCTACTGTTAAATTAGTAGCAGGTGCGTTGCTTCCTATACTAACACCGTCAATTGATCCTGCGTTAACATCTACTTGATCTAAATAAGCAATTCCATCAATATAAAGATCTCTAAATTTAAGAGCAGATGTTCCTAAATTAGACGTATTAGTAACTTCAGGAATAATTCCTTTAGTTAAAAGAGTTCCAATTCCGTTATTAACAGAACCATTAGTTGAGCCTTGTCCATCTGAATAAATAATAGCATTTATACCATTAGGAAGTGTAACTGAAGAGCCATTAGAGCCTTGTTTAAATATAAGACTAAAACCGCCAGTAGTAGAATTTTTTATGTACCAAGTTTTTTCTAAATCAGACGGAGAAAAAGTAACCGTTCTGTTAGCAGTTAAGTTTCCAGTAAAATTAATAAATTTATTTCTAGCAGCAGAAGAGCTTCCATCAGTAATGCTAAATGTAAAATTAGCATCAGACATTGCGTGACTAACATAGCCACCTACTGCTTGATCAATAATATCCCAATTTGTATTTGTGCTTGTACCCCAGGTTCCTGATTCTTCACCTGTTTGAATTAATTTTATTCCTAAATTACTATATGTAGCCATTATGCAGCAATCCTTTTCCAATTAGGGTCTTGAGTTGTATTAACTTCTTGCCAAAGAAGTATAGTACCAATTTCGCCAATTCCAACTACCCCCGTAGGGAATACATCGGCACCTAAGCCTACGCCTATTTGACCAATAAGACCTTCGGAAGTTAATCCTGTAGGAATTATTGTTACCCCTGCCGATAACGTAACAGTTCCTTCGCCAGATGTCATTAAAAGATTTACATTAGCTTCTACTGCTATAGCAAAACCCATTCCGCTATGGTTAGAACATTTTACATATAATGTGCTAGGTGCATT